TGGGGCCGGGGAGGGCAAGTTCGCCCGCTGCCGTGGTGGGAAAGGGATAACACCAGAGGGTCAGACAGACTTCCCGTCGTTACGACGCCACTGACGGGCTGGGCGACCGGCCCACGGGGATGAGTCGTGGGTTAAGCGCCGCCGGCCCGGCGGCTGTGATCACTCCTCGTCCGTCGTGGCCTCGACGACCGCGCCGACCGGCGGGGCGTTGAACATCCGCTTCAGCGGCTCGGTGTAGAGCCGCCGCGCGACCTCGCCCTGCTCCTCGCTGATCGTGCCGACGATGTGCGGCACGATGGTGGAGTAGGGCTGGCCGCCGGAACTCTTGGCCTTCTCCAGCCGGAGGCCGACGACGCACTCGTAGTGGAACGAGGGCAGGCCGGTCTTCTGGAACGTCGCCCACGCCTGGAGCGAGCCGGGGCCGACTGTCACAAGCACCGGCCAGACGTCGCCGTCGCGGAGGATCGCCAAGATGCGCGACTCCTTGACCCGCTTCCCTGCGCCGCCGCGAGCCGACTTGTAGCCGAACTCCGGCGACGACGAGAGGGCGTGCCAGTCATAGCGCCTATCACCAATACGATACTTTTCCAAAGCCTTGGGGTCCAAACTCCCCAGATCATCCGACACGCGGTAGCCGACCAGCAGATCGTTCGACACGATCACCGGCCGCTGGTCCGTCGGGTCTTCCTGGGGCCACAGCACCCCGCGCTTGGAGATGCAGACGAGCAGGCCGACGATCTCGTCGGCCGTCTCGTCGTTGCCTCCGACCGTGACCGTCCACTTGGTCGCGCCGCCGGCCGGCGTCTTCACACGCACCAAGTCCTGCTCGCGGATCGGCTCGCCGTCGAGGTTGGCCTCGATGATCCGCACCTGTCGGCTATCCGGCACCAGGGCCGGGTAGTTGATCGTCTTCACGTTCGTCGAAATCGCAGTGGACATATGATGTCCTCCTATGTAGCCAATCGAACCAGAAACCCGCGGTCACCCCACCGTGAGGTGCCGCAACTTCGGATGGACGAACTCGCCGACGAGACCCTCGAACGGAGTCCCGTCGGAGAACGAGGAGCGGGCGTCCCTGCCCGCCTCCTTCGCCATCTCCTTCAGCAGGCTCTTGAGCCGGGCTGTGTTGACGGTGGTCAACGCATCCAGGCAGCCTGCCTGCCGTGCGGCCTCCATGACCGCCTCTTTGCGTGCCTCTGGCACGCTCATCGAATGCTCCCATTCGATCCTCCAACTCCTCCCTGCAACGCGGACTCCGTCCAGCCGTTGGGTGGTCATTTCCTCGACAGCAATTTTCTCCAGGTGGCTGCGACGGCTCTTGAGCGTGTCGAGCCGGTCGTTGGCCTCGACCATCTGACGGTCGATGTCAGCGATCTCGGCCAGAACCGGAGACAGTTGCGTGTCGGGACTTGTAGCCTGTGATGAGTTCATTCACGACCTCCTTGCGTTCTCGTAGGGCTGAATAGACGCGGCCGTCCACCGTGGACTGCCCGTTGACGGTTGCGACGAGGTGATAGATCGTCGTCTTCTTCTCCTGCCCCGGCCGGTGCAGCCGGGCCACGGCCTGCTCATATTCCGCGAGCGAGTAGCCGAGGCTCCAGAAAAAACAGTAGGCGGCGCGGGTCAGGTCGATGCCGATTCCGCCCGATTGAATCTGCGCCACGAGTACCGATGTCTTGCCGTGTTGCCAATCGGCCAGTTCGTTAACGCGGCCCGAGAGTTCGCTGACCTTCCGCCCGGCCTTCTCCGCGACCGCCGTCGCCGCCTGAATATCGCTGGTGAACCGGCAGAAAATCACAACAGGCTCGGCTAGGGGCAAGTCCTCCAGCATATCACCAAGCGTCGCCGCCTTGGCGGGATGCTCGGCAATTTGGCGGGCAGTTTTTTCGTCATCGAACCTGACAAACCCGCCCGTGATCTGCTGCATCCGCAGCAGTTGCTCCAGGGCGTTTTTCGGCGTCACGTTGCCCGTCTCGCACACGGCGCAGAACTCCCGCTCCACCTCGCGGTAGAGACGGGCCTCGGCCGGCGACAGGTCGCAGGGGACGTCATGGAACGCGATCGGCGGGAGGTCGATGACGTCGGTCGTGCGAACGTAGTGCGTCGTGGCGGCGATACGGCGATTCGCCACATCGAGGTTTTTGTAGCCGACCACGAACCGCTGCTGGCCGTTGGACAGGACGGCGAAATGAGCCTTGTGGATCGTGAACGATGTACCAAAGGTGGCACACTCCGGCGATTCGACGGCCCGGTAGATCGCCCATGCGTCGAGGATCGAGTGAGGAATCAGCGTGCCGGTCAGGCCCAGCCGGCGGGCCTGCGGGTTGGCTTTGCACATCTTCGCCGCCCAGCGGCTCGCCACGCCGGAGGGACTCTTGAGGCGGTGGATTTCGTCCCACACCAGGACGTCCCACTTCGCCCGTTCGATGCCCTTGATCCGCCAGACGCTCTCGTAGTTGCAAACCACGATCACGGGCGAGGTGTCGGCCAGGGCGGCCAGGACGGCCTTCTCCTTGGCCTTGCTGTCGCCGCGGTCCAGGGCGACGATGCGGACCTCGGGCAGCCACAGGCCGACCTGTTTCACCCAGGCGGCGATCACGGCCTTGGGGCAGCAGACCAGAGTCCGGCTAGCGGCCACTCGCCGGAGAAACTCCAGCGAGGTTCTGGTTTTCCCTGACCCCATGCCGTGGTGCAGGACCGCGGCTTGCCGCGACATGGCCCACTGAATCGCGTCCTCTTGATGCGTCCAGATCGACACTGGCGTCCTCTCCTTGGTTGGTGAGGACTCTATCGGACGCCGAGGCTACAGGTCAAGAGACTTTTCTGGACCGCTTCCTGCCCGGCTTTTTGCCGGCCGCCTCGCGGGCTTTCATCTCGCGGACATTTGCCTGACAGGACTCGCGGGAGAGGATGTAGATGCGCCCACCGCCGCCTCGCGGGTTCCACGGCCGCCGGCCGATGATCTTCCCGCTGGCGACCATTCGCGGAATCAGCGACTCGTGGACTTGAAGAATCTGCGCCGCCTCGGCCATGCCGATGGCGTCAGCGAACGCGATCGGGGTCTTGACGGCCTTCAGGTGCCGGAGGGCTTCGGGCCGAGTGTGGACCCACTCCCGCGGCCGACTGTTTATCTTGCCGCCTCTGGCGAGGCACCTCTCGTCATACGCCTCGTAGTTGGCCGCACATTCGCCGCCGTCGTAAATGGCGACGCGACGGCTCGGCGAGTCGGTGTAGAGCGACATTGGCGGCTGGTAGGCCGTCAGCAGCCCCTTCTCGACCATCCGGCGAGGCTGCGTGAAATGGATGCCCATGATCGCCGCCGCCTCGGCAGACCCGACAGCCTGGGCAAGATAGGCGGTTTTTGTTGCCATCGGAAATCTCGGCTTGACCCTGAGTGGAGGATAGGGGATTCTAGGGGGCGGCGGAAGCAGGATGCCAAAACCACCCGGAAAGGAGTCCGAAATGCGGCGGAACTACATGGTGCTCGTGGAGTGGACAGACGGGGAGAGTGCCGACGCCGATGAGTTGGCGGTCTGTGCCGCCTCTCCGGCAAAGGCAATCGAGTTGGCCCGTGCCATCTGGTCTGCCACCAAGGGTGCCGAGTGGCCGTCGTGCCGGATTTCAAAAATCTTGATCCTCACGAAACGCATGATGCGTTCGTTTGCCTGACCGCAAGGATGTGGTACCTCCTCTGAAGGAGAGTAACCACCCATGACGCTGCACCAGTTCCTGGTCGATTTTTACGCGCCGCTGCACGGGATAAGCGACCGCACGATCCGCATCTACGGCTTCACAATCAAGGCTTACGCCGACTTCCTGGGCCGCGACCCGACGGTCGAGGAGCACTTCGACGAACTGGAGATGGCGAGGTTCCTGGCCCACCGGCTGCGAACTCGCGCAGTGGGGACGGCGGCGAAGGACCGCGCGCAACTCCATGCCCTGGCGCAGTTCGCCGCGAAGCGTGGCATCTGCCCGTGGCCGACGATGCGGACGATTCGCGTGCCGGAGCGGGTGCCGCGGGCGTGGCTGATCGACGAGTTTCGTCGCCTCGTCGAAGCCTGCGACGGCGAGCACGGCGAGGTCGTCGGCGTGCCGTCGTCAAAGTGGTTCCGCGCGATCCTCCAGACAGCCTACTGGACGGGCGAGCGTATCGGCGGCCTCTTGGCCTTGGAGTGGCAGGACATCGAGCCGCAGGCGATCGTGTTCCGCGCCGAGACGCGGAAGGGGCAGCGAGCCGACATCTACAGGCCGATTCCGCCGGAGTGCTACGAGGCCATCCAGGCGATCAAGACGAAGCGGAAACTGGTCTTCGACTGGGACCGCTCCTATACGCTGATCTGGTATCGGCTGGGACGCATTTGCGACAGGGCGGGGCTGCCGAATGACCGGATGAGTAAGTTTCACCGCGTCCGAAAGACGTCGGCCTCCTACTACAAACGCGGCGGCGGCGACCCGCAGACGCTGATGGGCCACTCGTCGCCGACGGTGACCCGCCGCTACCTCGACCCTCGCATCGTCCAGCCCGACACCACGGCACCCGACGTCTTGCCGAAGGTGGGGTGACCTCCAGCCTACGCCTGCGGTAGCCTTGCCGTGCAGTTCACAACTCCTGCGGCTGCGGCATCAGCGCCACCGCGTCGGCAATCGGCACCACTTCCACGCTGGGCAGTAGCACCGCTTGGTCCGCGTGTTGCCACATCTCATGCAGCCAGCCGCCGGGTTCGACGGCGGTCAGGAGGTCCGCCGACAACATCAGCCGCCCATCGGTCAGCGCCACCGGCATGGCGATGCAATCGGGTCGGCCGTACTCGGCGTGCAGTTCCGCGAGCCGTGCGGCGAGGGCAGGCGAGAACAGCAGGGCGTGATTTCGGCCCCAGGCGTAGGTCACAGGGAGCGTGATGTCTTGGAGGGTCATGTGGTCGCCCTGCCTAACGCGGCGAGGAACGCCGTGAGCGCCGTGTGGTACGACGCCACCTGCGCGGCGGTCATGCCCGCGCCGATTGAGTAGGCCGAAATCACGTATGGCCATGCGACAAAACTGGACAGCGTGCCGTCGGTGTTGCGAAACCCAAAGACCACAAAAGCGTTTGCGTTTGCTGTAGGCGCGCGGGTTCCGGTGTCCGACAGGTCGGATGTGGTGTTGTGGTAGCCACTCATCGCATTCGCAGCAGTTCGCGTAAACATGGCAAGCCCGGCACCTGTGCGAGCAGTTGTGCCCGCATTCAAGACACCGTGCCCCCAATTCGCACTCAGAACATCAGTGATGGCAACCTGTCGAATGTAATAGAACTGCAATGCCGTCCGGCTTCCGATCAGCCCGATCGTATATCCCCCGACACTACCGGCTCCCTTGAACACGCTGGCGTGTCCTGTAGCCAGCGTCGGCATCGCATCAGGCGACAAGCCGGTGTCGATGTATTTGCTGCTGTTGCCGGGCGTGCCATTCGCATTCAAGCCGACGCTCTCAGCGTAGTCGCCCTGCACGAAGTTAACGTTCGTGTCGATGGCGTTCCCGTACTGCGTCCCGGCGAGCGACTGCCCGCGAAACAGCGGCGTCCGCACGGCGTTGAGCGAGGCGTCGGAGTTGCCAGCGAACAGGTTCAGCCGGAAGAAGCGGTCGCGGATGCCTGCGGCGTGAATCGCCTTGACGAAGCGGTCAACCGCCCCCAACGTCGTGCCGCTCACTGAGCCGCCGGCGTTCCGCACGCGATTCGCCCAATCCGCCGCCTCGGGGTGGATGGTCTGGCGTGGCCGCAGCAGTCTCGGTGACATCGGCATGGCGTCAGTTCCTCGACCCGTCGATCAGTTCCTTGACCACGAACTTCAACTCGCTTTGCCCATGCGACAGTTCCTTGAGAGTCACGGCCTGCTGCTGCTGGACTTGGCCGATCTCCCGCAGCGTCTCGCTCGTCGTGTCGAGGAACTCGACATGGCTCTTGACCACCGGCTGAAGGACGGTCGTGTGCAGGGCGACCATCGCTTCGCGGCCGAAATACAGCACGAAGGCCAGGATCACACACGGCACGCCGAACCGATCAGCAATCTTGAAGAAGGCGTCGAGCAGGCCAGCCCGAATCTCCTGCGATGTCATCTAGCCGCCCTCACGTCTTCAGCGTGACGATGCAGACAGCGGCGGTCGAGTTTGTGCCGGCTGACACCAACTTGATCGCGCCGGCCCCGTAGCAGGCGTCCGGCAGGGCATAGGTGCGAGCCTCCGTCACCGACGGGGCCAGCGTGATGTCGGCCGCCGAGCCGTCGGCGTTGTAGACGCGGCCAAACGTGCCGTCCGTCGTGCCGCTGGCCCACAACTGGATGGAGGTGGAGTTCGTGCTGACGGTCCCCATCAGCAGCGTCCCGCCGGCAACGTCGTCCCAGCGAATCGTCGTGGCCGCAGACACCGCCGTCGAGAGTGTGATCGGGACGGCCTTGAACTTCCGGCGAATCTTCGGTTCCATGCTGCTGCACCTCCTTGTGCGTTGCGGGCCTCTGGGGCCGCTCGTGGCGTGCTACAAGTCGCTCACCTCATTGTAATGGCCTGTAGCGTTCCAAGCGTCGCATCGACGGCGGCCTGGAGGTCGGCCAGCGTGCCGTCATTTTGGATCACGGCGTCGAGGTATTCGGGCGGGATGCCTCGCTCGCTTTCGTGGCTCGCGGCGGCGGATTCGAGGGCAGATCGGCAGGGCCGATCTACCCTCCACACCACCCCACCGCGAGCCTTGATCGCCGCTGCCTCATTGACGAACCGGACGTCTGGGATGCAGTAGTCACCGCCGGGCAGCACCCTCTGCATCGTCGCCATGACCCAGATTTCCTCGTGGATCATGTTCCTGCCCCAGTCGGTGCCGAGTGTCTGGAGGAGCCGCCGGGGCGAGCAGGAAATCCAGCCCAGCGAGTTCTCCTTGCGGCTCCGGTCCTGCAACTCCGCGACCGACAGGCCGG